ATACTTCGAATGAAGAGTACCAAAAGACGTGTAAGGATTATCTGCGGATGCTTCAGGAGCATGGGGCAGACACGGTACAGGCAAATCTGAAGAACTGGTTGACGGAGACCAGTGAGCTGGGGTGTGGAGATGATATTACAGTAGTGATGGTGTATTTTGTCAAAGAGTAAAGGAGTTACAAGAGAATGATTATAGATCGCTATTATTATCATCAACTGAATAAACAAGAACAGGCGATCTATAAGGCATTTTATAATGGTGCGATGGCGCATCAGGACATTATTCCAATTCCAGTACGTGGAGAATTTAGCCAGGAAAGTTTTGAACGCATATTCATGGCGATGACGAGGGATAATCCATTGATTTATTTTTTGAATCAGTCAGCTTGCAGCATTGCCAACGACATGTTTGGACATGTTGCAATTTGCCCACAGTATTTTTTTACGAAAGAGAAAGTAAAAGAATACAATCGGAAAATTGAAAAAGTGGTGAATGAGCTTGCAGGACAACTGCAGTTGTTGGAATGTAATGATTATGAAAAAGAACTTCGGGTGCATGACTGGATTTGTCAGAATGTTGAATACGATTATGAAGGAACTGATAAGGATAAAATATCCAGGGTGATTGCGTCTCACAATATCCTTGGTGTTTTTGCATATCATAAAGCCCAGTGTGAGGGAATTGCAAAGGCAGTGAAAGTTCTTCTAAATGCGGTTGATGTGAAATGTATTGTTGTGATTGGCGATTCAGTAAAAAACGGACGGAGTGTGCCACATGCATGGAATATTGTGGATATTGGAACAGAACCATATCAGTTGGATGTTACCTGGGACATAGGTGCGATGGGGCAGAGCAAGCATCATATCGCATATGATTACTTTAATCTGACAGACGAGTTAATGAATCAGGATCACAAAGCGGATAGTAGCTTACCGGAATGCAAAAGCAAAAAGGCGAATTATTATGTGCAGAGAGGATGCTCTTTTCAGATGAGACACCGGCTTATGGCATATATAGACAGGTTGATTGAGCAGAATGAATGGATATATGAATTTCGTGCAGAAAGCAGACTGAATAAAGTTGGCATAGAAAAAGAAGTAACTGATCATATTGTACAGAGATTATATGAGCAGGGAAGAAGTAGTGCTGGAATAAAAAAGTGTTCTAACAAGGAACTTGGAATATACCGTATCGAAATATCTTGAAGAGGGTAAAGACATGCTGGAGTTGACGATTTATGGAATTGGATTTTTCTTATGTACATTGTTGATTCAATATATGCTTTTTAAAGTTCAGAAGAATCATAATCATGGACCGAATGGAATATGGGTTGGAAACAGAGCAATTTTGGTTTTATGTGTTGTTGGCATTATGAATCATAAAATTGGATATCTTGCGGCAATACTGGGATTTATTTGTGCGGATGAAATGGGTAAGGCTGTTGGATGGCAGTGAAGAAAAAGGGGGATTTTTAGATGATTACAACAATGAATGAAATTGAACAAAGATTTGATGCAATAAAGGATCATAAGCCAAAAGCATCAAAAAAACTAAATGAACTTGGAGAAATATTGGCATCTGCATATAAAATAAATCCAGATAGAGCAGATGAGATGTGGCAATATTTAGTTGAGTTAAATGTAAGAGATGATGAAAAAAATGCAAAATTTTATATTGCCCAAGTATTTAATAAAGTAAAAGGTTTGATTCCAGCAGATGAAGCTACAGATCTCATTATGATGACACCAGAACGTGTTGAAATGATGCTGCTGTATGGCTATGATGGAGGAACTTTGTACTCCGTATTGAATACTTTAACGATTGGCTTTTTAAAGAATGAAAATGTAAATAATGTGATGGCTTGTTTAGAATATGTTTTTGAAAAGTTCGGGGGAGTAGAATTAAATAATCCAGAAATATTAAAAGCAACAAAAACTATTGTGCAAACAGGGGCTGAGTTACTTCAAACGGATAAAGACTATGAGCCTATAGTTTGTGAGCTGTTGAATGAAATTGAAAGTTTTAATAATGAAAAAATTGTTGCTTATGCAAAAGTAAATAGTTTGTTATTGGGGCTAAGTACAACAAATAACATTGAAGATTTACTTCAATTAGCGAGTGAATTTAATTTTACACAAGAGTTTATGGATTTATTGTGGTTAGCTAGAGAAGATATATCAATGAAAAAATTAGAAGCAATATGGCAAAATTTTGTTGAAAATATAGAAGAAAATAATTTGTTACCTATGCCAGAAGAATATGAGGAAGAGGAAGCGAAAGAATTTGCTAACTCTAAAATTGGTTTTTTTGTAAATCTTATTGCAGAAAATGATCAACTGCTAACAAAATATTTTGAAAATGATAGAGGTATTTTTTTTAAACAATGTATTTTTTATAAATGGATTCAAGATGAAGAGTGGGAAAAAATATCAGAGTATATTGTGAAAAGTTTGATGGCTTTTGACGATCAGAATAATAAATTTGATTATGGATATATGAATATGCTTAGTCCCTATATGGATGGAGATCTAACAGGGGAGTATATGGATCGAACAGATCAATGGGGAAGAATTATAAAAATTATAAATGAAAGTAATATTGAAAAATTTGTAGATGCGTTATGTAAAGCATCGTAAACGCAAAATAGCGAGTACCTGTTCAAAATCATCCGATGTGAGATAATAGACTCATCACTACAAAGTCTAAATAGTTTAGTACTCAACTTTTTAGACTTTATCACAGGAGGTGAGTCATGAAATCTCACACAAGTTTAGTTGCACAGCAAACCCGCCTGAATGAATGGGCTGATTTGATCCGAGACTGTCAAAACCGTCCACAGGGAATGAAAATCGATGAATGGTGTCAGCTGCACGACATTACAAAAGCGAGTTACTACTGGAGACTCCGGAAAGTCCGTGAAGCTTACTTAGAAACTGCGGAGCATACACAAGCCTTTGTAGAAGTTCCTTCCTCTGCACTCCATCCGGTAAATACGACCTCAGAGCATAAAATCGCTGCCATAATCAGAAGTGGAAGCAACCTCACGTTGGAAATCACCGACCAGGCTTCTGCCTCCTTTCTAAGTACACTTTTGGGAGTGATCAGAAATGCTCAATGATGGTACCGGATTCAAAAAAGTGTATCTGGCAACTGGATTTACGGATCTGCGCAGAGGAATTGACGGCTTGGCAAGAATCATACGTTTTCAGTTCCAGCTCGATCCTTATGATAAGAATACATTATTCTTATTTTGCGGTAAGCGTACGGACCGGATAAAAGGACTCATCTGGGAAGGTGATGGATTTCTCCTTCTGTATAAGCGGATTGAAAATGGGAACTTCCGATGGCCTCGTACACAGGAGGAAGCACTGGAGATCAGCACAGACCAGTATCGAATGTTGATGCAGGGTCTGGAAATCGTTGCCAGACATCCCATAGAAGAAGTTCCTGATCCTGGATTCTCCTTATGATTTGTGCAAAACATAGAAAATAAAATCACTTTCATCCACACCGGGTTACCCAGTGCAATATAAAATTGAAAGTTATTCACATCCTGAAAGTTTTCTGTGAGTTTCTATGATACTCTGGATTCCAAAACTTTTCAGATTGTGGATAACAGTCATAAATATCTGAAATTCTGGCTTTTATCTTCAGGTATTCATGACTGTTATCCACCGTCAAAGTAACGAAGGTAACAGAATGCAAAAATAGCCAAAAACTGTTGATTCTGCTATAATACCACTTAGGAAAGTGAGGTTTGGTTATGGCAGTCAATTATACGGAGGAACAATTAAATAACGTTGATAAGTCGTTTCTTATCCAGCTTCTTTTACAACAGCAGGAACAGTTGAATGCTTTAACAAAGGAGCTTCACGCATCGAATGAAAAAATGCAGCTTCTGATGGAACAGGTGATCCTTGGTAAGCAGAACCGTTTTGGCAGGTCTTCTGAAAAAATGGAAGATACCAGTCAGATCTGTTTTCGAGAAGTAAACGGAACGATTGTCTTTTTCAATGAAGCAGAAGCAGTCTGTGATCTTAATGCGGCAGAGCCTGAGGATCTGGAACTGAAGTCTCCAAAGCAGCCGAAGCGTAAGGGAAAGAAAGAAGCAGATCTTTCCGGGCTTCCGGTCAGACGGATCGACCATTATCTGTCCGCGGAGGAATTGGAAGCGGAATTCGGTGTCAGGGGTTGGAAACAGTTACCGGATGCCATTTCCAGAAAATATCATTTCGTACCTGCGAAGGTAGAAGTAGAAGAACATCACATCGGTGTGTATGCCAGCAAAACAGATGAACACATGGTGAAAGCAGACCATCCAAAGACGTTACTGCATGGGAGTCTGGTATCACCATCTCTGGGTGCTGCGATCATCAATGGAAAATATGTGAACGCAGTTCCTCTCTATCGATTGGAGCAGGAATTCCAGCGTTATGGCCTGCAGATCACAAGGCAGAACATGGCAAACTGGTGCATACGTTTGGCAGAGGAATATCTATCAATCCTTTATGATTATCTTCATAAAGAATTGTATTTCTACCACGTCATCCAGGCAGATGAAACGCCGGTGCTTGTAAACCATGACGGGCGCAAAGCCGGAAGCAAAAGCTGGATGTGGGTATACCGTTCCGGACATTTGTATCAAAAACGGCAGATTGTCCTGTATGAATACCAGCAGACGAGAAATGCATCCCATCCACGGGAATTCCTAAAAGGGTACGACGGCATCTGTGTAACAGACGGTTACCAGGTCTACCATACTTTAGAAAAAGAGTTGGAAGAACTGACCATTGCCGGATGCTGGGTGCACTGTCGCCGCAGATTTGATGAAGCCTTAAAGCTGATTTCGAAATCCTATCAAAAGGAATCCAATGCATTTCTTTTGATGAAACAGATTCAGGCAATCTATCGGGAAGAAGGGAAGCTGAAGGACCTTTCTTCTGATGAACGGCTTAAGCAACGGCAGGCGGTTATCAAACCACTTGTGGATGCGTTTTTTGCGTACCTAAAAACTATAAATGTGTCCAAGAAGGATAAATTTGGTGATGCTGTTGGCTATGCACTGAATCAGGAAAAATATCTCCGGGTATTTCTTACAGATGGAGATGTTCCGATCGATAATAATGCATCCGAAAGGGCAATCCGTGGTTTCTGTATCGGAAAGAAGAACTGGCAGATGATCGATACGATCCATGGAGCCAAATCTTCCGCAATCATTTACAGTATTGTAGAAACTGCAAAAGCCAATAATCTGAAACCTTTTGATTATGTGCAGCATCTCTTGGAAGAGATGCCGAAACACATGGATGACAGGGATTGTTCCTTTTTGGAAAATCTTTTGCCATGGTCAGAAAAACTTCCGGCAGGAATCCGCAAAGCTTAAATATTGGTGGCTGCAAAGCAGCCGCCTAAAAATGTCAAGGTACTCGCTATTTTGCGTTTACTTTTAAATATAACTTTGGTAAATTTTATCATTGTTTCTCTTGCGGATATGGATATTTTTGGAATCTTAAAGTAGATGGTATCGGTGTAGTTGCAAGTAATAATATTCAAAAATTTGCTATAACATACATGGATAAAGTTTTTGAGTTAAGTAAAGAATTTACATTTAAAATTCCTAATGAATCCAATCATACTCAAAATACCTTACAAGGGAAAACATTCGTTATTACAGGATCATTGGAGAAATACAGTAATAGAGATGAACTAAAATCTGTTATTGAATCTTATGGTGGAAAAGTGTCTGGTTCTGTATCTGCTAAGACATTTGCTCTTATTAACAACGATATTGAATCTTCTTCTAGCAAGAATAAGAAAGCAAAATCATTAGGTGTACAAATTATCAATGAAGAACAGTTTATGCAGCTAATTGGAGAATGAATATTAAGAAAGGATTTTATATGATTGAATTTAAAGTGTGTATTAAAAGCACAGATGATGCAAATAAATTTGTGCAAAAGAATAGTAGATTTAAAGATTATGATGGAGATTATATTTTCGGGCGGTATGTTATTGATTTTTGTAGTATTCTCGGAGTTCTTAGTGTAGGTATTGGCAAACCATGCAGAGTTATTTATCATTGCGATAATATAGAATTATGTAATAAATATAAAGAAGCAATAAAAGAATGGATTGTGGAGGAATAATGTATGACAAGAGCAGATTTATTACTTGTGAATGATATTCGTAACATTCTTGCAAATGGAACAAAAGACGAAAATCCTCGTCCTAAATATGAAGATGGCACACCAGCTTATACATATTTTGTGAATCATGTTGTGAGAACTTACAATCTTCAAACTGAATTTCCAATTTGTACATTACGTCCTATTGCGTGGAAAAGTGCGATTAGAGAAATTTTTACCATTTATCAAAAGCCTACAAATGTAATTTCTGAGATGGAAGATATGGGTGTAAGATGGTGGAACGACTGGAATATTGGTGACGGAACAATTGGTCATAGATACGGATATACAGTAAAAAAATATGATCTAATTAATAATCTAATTAATGATATTAAAACTAATCCATACGGAAGAAGAAAAATCATATCGCTATGGCAAGAAAATGATCTGAGAGAAACTGACGGACTTGCGCCATGTGCATTCCTTACTATTTGGAATGTAAGGGGTGAATATCTTGATATGTGTCTTATTCAGAGAAGTGGAGATATGATTACTGCTAGTGGAGCAGGTGGTGTTAATGAAGTACAATACGCTTGTTTACATATGATGATTGCAAAAGCAACAGGATATAAAGCAGGTAAATTTACACACTTCGTAGCGAATGAGCAGATTTATGATCGTCACATTGATGCTGCGAATGAACTTATTAATAGAGCGAATGCACAAAAACTAGATTTATCTACATCTAATGGACATTATGATTATGAATTTGAACCAGTCAAAATGAATTTTAATCCTAAGTCTAATAATTTCTATGATTTCTCAATCGAAGATTTTTCCCTTGAAAATTATAATCCAATTAAACCACAACTTAAACTTGAATTGGGAGTATAAATATGATTGGAACTATTGAATCACCATCAAAAATAAAAAATGGAACTTTATTAAAACTCGGAAGTAATAAATACGTATTAACAATTAAAGTAGACAAACATTTAAATTGGTTTCAGAAAAGAATGTATAAAATTTGTTTCGGAATAATTGCAACCGATTATACAGAAGAATAGGAGGGTGATTATTATACATACAGTATATTGTGTATTGGGAAGAACATCTTCGGGTAAATCAACCATTACCCAAAAAGCAGCGAATAATCTGAACATGAAAGTATTAAAATCGTATACTACTCGACAAAGAAGAGAGAACGAAACAGATGAGAATTGCGATCATATATTTATCTCTTCCAATGAAGTAGAAAAATATCGTAATGATATGATTGCTTATACGGAACGTGTAAATTATTGCAGCTTTGCAACGAAACAACAAATCTTAGATAATGATTTCTACATTATCAATCCCACTGGATATTATGAATTAAAACTTAAAACAAAAGGAATGGATGTTCATTTAGTTACTATTATGGTTAATGTTCCATTCAGTGAGCTGCGAAAAAGAGCAAAGAAACGTGGAGATTTTTCTACATGGGAAGCTAATTATAAAAAAGAAAGTGAAGAATTTACAATATTTGAAAAGTCTAATCTGATTGATTATTTTGTGTTAAACGATGGGAATATCGAAGAATCAATTAAAAAAATGGAGAATATTATCAAAAAGGATAAATCTAAACGAGGTGTCACAACAGATGAGAACTGATATTAAAACTCTTTATATTGATTTTGATGGAACATTGGTTAATACAATTGAATCTATTGTTGGTTTATATAATGAGGATTTTAAGTATTATAAAAATTTTAATTATATAAGATGGTGGGATATTGATACTTGGGGGTTTGAAGAATGTAATTGTGCGCCACCTGGATATATTGATTTATATTTCAATCAGCCTAGATTCTTTGAAAAATTGAAATTTATGCAATGGGCGCAATGGGCGGTTAAGAAATTATCTCAATATTGCACTATCAAGATTGTTTCTCATGGATATTCACCAAATCTTAAACAGAAAGAATCATATATTAAAGAATGGTTTCCATTTGCAGAATTTATTGGTGTAAATCTTAATTGACGATAGTGCAAAAAATCTTATTACATCAAACGCAAAAGAAAATATTTGCTTTGGGGAGATATATAGTTGGAATAAAGAATGGACAGGTAAAAGAATGAATAATTGGTACGAAATTCAACAATATTTGTTAGAAGAAAGGATGGAAATTTGAAGAAGTGATTATAAGTAGCGGAGAACTAATTAGAGAGCTACGGAGAGAAATGGATGATTTTATCACCGTAGAAATTGAGGGGAAAGAATATGTAATAGATATGATTACACGAAGAAAGAATTACACCGAAGCGGCAACGTCACATCTATGTTTAAAGTGTCGTAATGGTGGAACAGGAGAGATAAGAAGATGAAAGATAGAGAAATTTTAGGTGTAAATGCTGATACTATTCAAACAACACATATTTTTTCTGATGATGAAAGAAAAATTCTTATTGAATTAATTTGTGAAAAGCAAACACAAAAGATCATTAAAGATCCAATGTGTTATACGTTACGTAAATATCAGCTTTTGGAGAAGCTAAAAGTGAAAATCAAAGACATGTGAGGTGGTGCTATATGAGTGTGGCAATTGCTGTAATTGCGTTATTTGTTATCATATGCGTACTTGTAGTTGCATATGTGTGTCTGTGTCTTATGACTTCAAGTAAAGATGCAGATGAAGTTGAAAGAAGATTATTTAATGAAAAATTTAATAAGGATAAAGGAGATAAGGAATGACAGTACAAGAATGGTTAGGAAAAGAGAATAAATTAGGACAAGATATTTGGGAAAGAAAATATAGATGCGACAATGAATCTTTTGATGAATGGGTTGAACGAATTTCGGGTGGAAATCTAACTATTGCTCAACTAATTGTTGATAAAAAATTCTTATTTGGTGGTAGAATCCTTGCGAATAGAGGACTAGAGAATAAGGGACGAAAAATTAGTCTTAGTAATTGTTATGTTATTGAACCACCAGAAGATAATATTGAAAGTATTTTTGATTGTGCTAAAAAACTGGCTCGTACATATAGCTATGGTGGCGGTTGTGGCGTAGATATCAGTAAATTATCTCCTAGAGGTGCTAAAGTAAATAATGCAGCAAAAGAAACAACTGGTTCAGTATCATTTATGGATTTATATTCTATGGTTACTGGACTGATCGGACAATCTGGACGTAGAGGGGCTTTGATGCTCAGTTTATCTTGCGATCATCCAGATTTGGAAGAATTTATTGGAATTAAATCAGACCTTGATAGAGTTACCAAAGCAAATATCTCTATTAGAATTACAGATAAATTTATGGTTGCTGTAAAGAATAGAACTTCATTTACTCTATCGTTTACTAGACTAGAAACAGGAGAAACAATCACTAAAGAAGTAGATGCATATGAAATGTTCCATAAAATGTGTGAAATGAACTGGGATTATGCTGAACCTGGAATGCTTTTCTGGGATAGAATTAATAATTGGAATTTACTTAGTTGTGATGATGAATTTGAATATGCAGGAACAAATCCTTGTGCCGAAGAACCTCTTCCAGCGGGCGGATCGTGTTTGTTAGGTAGTATTAATTTGTCTGAATTTGTTTGTGATACTGGATTTGACTTTGATGATTTTAAATATTGTGTAAAAGAATCTGTTATCGCATTGAACGAAGTATTAGATGAAGGGCTACCGCTTCACCCGCTGAAAGAACAAAGAGAATCTGTATATGATTGGAGACAGATTGGACTTGGAATCTTTGGACTTGCTGATTTACTTATTAAATTAGGTATTAAATATGGAAGTCCAGAAG